GTCGGCGTCGACGTGTGGGTCTGCCGCATCTGCAAGCGGGACCAGTTCGCTCGTGACGGGGCTACGCCGAAGATGAGGCAACACATGCTGTGGCTGCTTGAGAAAGAGCAGAAGGAGCGGAAGTCATGGCGATTCTCGCGCTGAACCTACGGGCGAGGAACATCCAGCACATTCACGAGCGCAACGTGATGCTGAGTCGCAGTGCGCATGGCGTGACGCTGGACCAGATTTTGGACCCGTGGCTGTACTGCCGTGCGACCAAGTGCGTCATCGGGCGCGCGTCTGCGGCCAACTTCAATGGCAGTCTGGTCGAGGTGGTCGAGCCGGTGTGGATGCTGCGCCCTGTGTCGGTGGCGCATCTGGACTCGACGTACAACTTGGCGGTTCGGCTGCCTGAGAGCTTCCTGTCTCACCCGGACGTGGTGGAGTTTCTGGCTGGCGGGAACAAGACGTGGGTTCCGCATGCCAAAGACAAGCGCATGACCCGCGACCACAAGAAGCACATGCCGTGGATGCGGTCAGTCTGACGTGGCGGCGCGCTTCTTCGGCTTGGGCGTGAGCACGTCTTGCCGGTCCTCTGGCTGGCGATTCGCCTGCTGCCGGTAGTAGACCGCCACTGCACCGAGAACAACGTCCACAAGGCCGAGCAGCGCGTCTGTGGCCTCGTTCGGCTCCATGCCCACGCGCCGGGCGATGCGCTCGCGTACGACCGTGGCAATCAGCAGACCGACGGTGCGGTTGGTTCGGCTCTTTGCGGCTGGCTTGCTCACTTGCACTCCTCGTTCGGCAGCGGCTCGTCGCTCTCGCAGAGCAGCAAGTCGTCTTGTCCGGTGCAGGACCGCGCCTTGAAGTACGGCTTCTCGGCTTCGGCAGACCGACCGTACCACTCGACGCACTCACGGGCGCTGAGCGACCCACATCCGCTGGACGACGTACCGGCCAGAACGGCGAAGGCGATGTTGAACACGGGAACGCCAATGCAGACTCGCATGGTCACTCCTGCCAGCCGTCCGCGTTGTAGCGGCAGACGATCTGCTTGGCGGTGTTCTTGAGCGGCTTTCCGGGTGCGGCCATGTCGAAGAACGGAGTGCCCGCGCGGCGGGTGATGCCGTTCCGGCTGGAGCTGCAGTCGACGATGGTGCGGCTCTCCACGTCCACCAGAATGGCGACGTGTCCCTCGCCGAGCTTCTTGCCGCTCGGGGCGTAGCGGTCCGGGTAGACAACAAGGTCGCCCGGCTTGGCTTCTTCCAGCGGCACTTCCTTGAACAGCCGCAGCTCCCCGCGCTTCTTCTTCAGATTGCCTTTGGCGTCCGACCAGATGCTGTCGGTCGACAGCCACCACGCGAACTGCTTGGACGACCGACGCGAGCGCATGAGGCACCACGCCACGAAGCCGCTGCAGTCGCACGACACGCGAGCAAGCCCGGTCTTGGGGTCTTTCCAGCGGCCACCGGGAAACTTCGCTACTGCGGAGAACCCGCCGTGCCCGAGTTTGTAGTCGCAGGTTCCGATGGCGGACAGAGCGCGTTCAACGATAGACGGCATTGATGCTCCAGAGCGCAGGGCTGACCTGCGGAACGGCTGCGACCTTGCAGCACTTGGCGACGGTAACGCGAAGCTCTTGGTGATCTCGCTCGACATCGCGAACGCGCGCCTCAAGCTTTTCGTGCCCTTTGGCCACTTGGTCGAGCTTGTTGCGGATGCTCTCAGCCTCGCGCGAAAGCTGCCAAGTCAGAGCGACGGCCGACACAACAACGGGAATGCTCGTGGTGAGAACCAGCCCAATGAGCTTGATGATCGGGTCTTGGTCCCAGCGGGTTACTGCGGAGCGAACAGACATCTGCGCCTCACTCAAAGTGCCAGTACAGGTGCCACTCGATTGTCTGACCCAGAACGCCAGTAATCACGGCCTCGAGCCCGCCGGCCCCGTTGTCCTGCAGAGCGAGTGTGCAGGTTGCAAGCGCCAGCGTTGAACGCGGCACTCCGGTCACCGGGTTGGAGATTTCGGTCATGGTGCCAGCGTCGTTGAGCCACAGCCAGTTGATGTTCCATCCGGCGGCGTCGCTCCCGTCGTGCCCATCGACAGTGAGCCGCAGCCACTCCGTCTCGCCTTCCGCGAAGGTGCCGAGTTGAACAGTGACGCTGGCCGCGTCGACGGTCGTCTCGACCGCCGAGTAGCTTTGCGGAAGCGCGTTGAGCTTGGCAATCTGTGCTGGGGTCAGCGTCAGGATTGGCGTCGGCATGGCTGCTCCTACCAGCGAAAGGCGCTGTCGGCCTCGACAAGCACGTTGACGGTGGTTCCGGCAATGGTCTTGAACCAGATTTTGGGGAACTTCTGGCCGCCGATGAGCTTGCGTTCGACAGCCGAGATCGTGTCAGACTTGAGCGTTCCGATCGTGTTCGTGCCATCGAGGCTGTACTCGATGTGGGCGTTGGCATCGCCCTGCAGCACGATCATGACCGACGACGCACGGAAGTCGCCCATGTCAACCTGCGGCGTCACGGGGTACGCGGCTGCGGCGGACACGTCCATGATGCCCGAGGTGTACCATGCGGTCTTGAAGTTGCCGGCCATTTCAGCCCTCCGCCTTGCGCTTGGTCGCGCTGCTCGACGCCAGTTCGGCCAGCGCCTTCTCCAGACGCTCGCACCGCTCCGTCAGCTGGTCGAACTCGTGCAGGACGTAGCCAATCTCGCGGCCAACGTTGCCGAGCGGAACTCCGGCCATTTTGGCGCGCTTGATGTAGAACGCGAGCCCGGCACTGGTCGCCTCGAACCTGCCGGTCTTGGGCACCGGTTCAGTCCCGACTGTCTGGGTCGGCTTGGTCTGGCTCATCCTCATCCTCCATCACGCCAAGGATTGCGTTCTGCACCGGCGTAATTGCCCTAGAAACCGTAGCACTGTTCCACCAGTCGGACAATGCCGAGATTGGGTCGTCCCCGGTGCCGATTGCCTTGAGCGCACGCTGCCTTGCCTGCTCGACAATCTGCCGCGCTGCTTTGACTTCGATCGGGTCGCCGCCGTAGGCAACAGCAACGGACAGCTCGATTTGCTTCTGCTTTGCGGCGGCGTTGATGGCCTGCGAGGTGATTGTTCGCTGTCGCTGCTCCGGCTCGACGACGACAGGAACTGCGGCGGTGAACTTGGCGGCGTTCGCGCCGACCTTCGCTCGCTCTGCCTTGATGCGTTTGGAGAGCTGGTTTGCCAGCGCCACTTGGTCGAGCGCGGTCATCCCAAGCGGGCCGAGTACGTACTTTGACAGGTTCGCCACGTTGGCGACCTTGCCAGACTTCCCGGTGGCCACCGGCTCACCAGAGGAAAGCGACTTCGCGACCGACAGCGCCTCGCCCATTCCCGAGAACGTGTACTGTGGGAACAGGGCAGACGCGAGCATTTCGGTGTAAGCAATTGCCTTTCGCCCGATGCTCGGGTCTCCTTCCTGCAAGCGCGGAACTCCGCTGATTGGGTCTTCAAGCGTTGTCGACAATAGCGTGCCACCGAGTCTCGCCAGCGGGTTGAACTGGACGACAGCGCCAATGCCCGACAGCGACGGGTCCATGTTCGACAGAAACGACGAGTATCCGCCAACGTCTCTCAGGGAGACTGTCAGGAAGTTGCTGCGACGTGCGAGGTTGTCAGCCAGTCGCGGGGCAAACGGGCGCACAACATCTGCGATGTCAGACGCGCTCGACAGCCCTACGTCTGGGGCGCTGTTGCGCTGCAGGAACGCTTGGGCGAGCCGTGCGTTCAGCGGGCCGCGTCCATGCTGCTGCAGGATGTCCTCTTCGTTGGCCGCTGAAAGTCCCTGCGTAAGCGCCCACGTCATGTGCAGCTTTGGGTCATTGAGCGCACGCTGGGTGTAGGTCTTTGCTTGCCACGCACCAAAGCGCAGGAACGGCGGGAGTAGCACCTGTCCAGCAGGCGACTTCAACATGCGCTCCATTCCTGCTGACGACTGTTCGATGCCGTATGCCGCGTGTTGGGCGAACAGTGCAGCGCGCTCTGGCGACAGACCGAGGTGTTCCCGTGCCGCACGAAAGGCGTACAGGCGACGGGCCTGTTCTGCGGCCGACATCATGGTGATGACGGTCGACCTGCTGATTTCTGCGTTCAGGCGTTGCAGCCAAGCCGACGGCCGGTCGCTCAACTTGTCGAGGCCTCGTGCTGCCTCATTGGCCGACATAACCGCTCGAACAGCCTCGGCAGGCAACTTCGCTCCAGCCTCGAGCGCCATGGCCGCGTCTGCGACAAACTGCACTGCGTCAGCAGGATCGGTCTGCTTGAGTGCTCCACCGGCAATCTGCTTGGCCTTGTCGAACACGGGAGCGCGCAGCGGTTGCGGAAGCTCCTGCAGGTCGGCAATCGTCTGGTTCATGTCGACGACGCCCTGCTCAATTGCCTCCAGCATCACCGGAGACACGGTTGCCGGACGGCCAGCCACCTTGTCCGCGACGTAGCGGTCGATGTCGCCAGCCGACTCCAGGCGCAACCTGCGCCCCGTGCCGTGTGTCGGGTCAAGCCCGGTCGCCGCGTAGATGAACCCATGGTCCTGCACGAAGTTGCGCAGCGGGTAGATGGGCAGGTTCAGAGACGTGTGCATGATGCGCCAAAGCTGCATCGCGGCCCACGCCTTCGGCATGACCTGCTTGGTGATGCCGAGTTGCTTGGCGACCTGCGGGTGAACGTACTTGTCCGCCAACTTGCCGAACATGAAGTTGTACGGGTCGCCACTGGCCGCACTCTTCGCTGGCGCAGCCTTGCGGTCGCCGGTGTAGATCCAGCCCGGCTTTGGCGTGTCGCTCACCATGCCGGCGGCAGCAAGCTCGTTGTGCCACTCGTTCATGCGGAACAGCAGTTGCGTGGTGGCCATCATCTGGTCAGCCGTGCCAGCAAGTGCTGCGTTGAGGTCGACTACGCCATCCTCGATCATCGCATCCAGCCGATTGCCAGCCGACTGCTGCGACAACTTGCGCTTGTAGCGCCCGGTCTGCCCTACACCTTGGCCGATGCCATACGGGCGAGAGTCTTCAAGCAACCCGAGCTTCTCGGCCAACTTGGCCTGCGCATCGACGTGCTCCGTGAACGCGCGGGACAGGTAGCGGTCGTAGTTCTTGGCGATGACCACGGGGTCGACGCCGAGATTGTCTGCGATTTCCAGCGAAGCCTTGTTGATCGCGTCGACGAACTTTCGCCGCGCTGGGCTGCTGTTGGACCACGCGGCCAGCGCCTGAATGTGCGGCGGAGCTGACGGGTTGGCCTGCAAGCGCGATACCGGCTTGCTGCGCAAAACCTCCATGACTCGGAGCCTTCCGTCAGGCGTGCTCACCGTGTCGTCGATCAGCTTGTTGTAGAGCGAGGCGGTGTAGTCGCGCTGGAGCTGCCCAAGGTCTGGCGAGTCGAGGTTGAACACCTTGCGTCCGGCCGCTTCGTCTGCCTGTCGCGCGGCTTTGAGTGCGGCCAAGTAGCCGTCGCGCTGGCGCACCTCGGAGCCGGGAACCCACTTGTATCCTCCCTGCGGCATAGACCACGCTTGGTCTGCGGCAGCGATGAAGGTCGGGTCAGCCATCTGCTGGCGCACCAAGTCGCCAAGTCGCTGAACCTCTGTGATCCGCTCTGCCTGAGAAAGCCCATTGAGGCGATTGGCAAGTCCCGACAGAGCAGACGTTGGGTCCGGCAAGTCGCCGCGCTTTGCTGCGCGCACTCCGTCGAACAGGACGAACGGAACGGCATCCCGCGCCGTCGCCTCGTCCATCCCGCTCTGAACGAGGGTCTGGCCGAGTTGTTGCGCCACGGCCCGAACATCACCGGAGAGGGACACTGGCGCGTTGATGACTTGCTCCGCGCCCGGGAGCGTCCCTTCGACCGCCGAGAACTTCTGCGACGGAGACGCTTCGCCAAACTGGCTTGCAGACAGTTCCGCGTCAATGTCGCGCAGAGCCTCGTGGCGGCCGACCACATCGGCAATCCCCTCGACGGCGGGAGACGGCTTGAGCCCGGCTTTGACAGCAGCAGCTTGGGCGCGCTGGGCTTTCACGATGTCGTTTGGCACCACGTCGTAGGCGAGGCGCTGCCAGACCGGCTGAACGGCTGCCTCCGCCTCAACCGCCTTGCGCTTTGCCCACTGGCCAGCGCGCGATTGCGGGGCGTCTCCAAGCGCCTCGGACGCAGCGGTGAACGGCTCGAACGCGACTTTGCCAGCCTTGTTCAGCAGTACCGGCTTGCCCTTGACGGTCTGAACCTCCATGCCGTCGCGAACGACAGGCTCACCACCAGCCTTGGTCGCCTTCCTGCCGAGGCCAATGCCCGGCAAGAGCGACGCCAGAGGGTACGACTTGAAGGCTTCCCACCCTGCCTCTGCCGCCTGTCCAGCATCGCCAGTCTGCCTGTACCGCTGCGCAGCCTCGAACGCAGCCGGGTTCATGCCAAAGGCGATGCCGCGCGCGGTCTCTCCGGCAAGGTCGGCAATCTCTCCGGCAGCCATGCCGGTCGCGTACTCCCCGCGCTCTTGCTGCTTGGCAATCGCCTTTGCCGCCGTCTTGCCCACAATCCAGTCGGCAATGCTTTCTGCGCCAGCGCGCTGGGCGAGTCCAGCCGCATCTGCAGTCAGTCCGCCGGCCAGCTTTCCGGCAGCCTTTCCGCCGACGACAGCCGCCTCGACCGAAAGCGCCGCCTTGCTGGCCACAATGCCGACAGCATCGGCAAGCACGTTGGTTCCGAACTGCAAGATGCCCTGCGTCGTGCTCTCGTCCACATGGCGCAGCTCAGGTGACTGGCCACGAGTGCGGCGCGCTTCTTCAAGTGCCTGTGTGCCACGAACGCCAGTCAGCGACGGCAGGGCTGCCACAACGTGGCCAGAGGCCGCAGAACGCGCCCAATCCAGCGCGGCAGGCAGAGTGTCGGCCTCGCCATGTTTCGGAGGTTCTGGGGCGGTTTCTGGCGCATTCCCAGACAGCGCGTTGAGCTTGTCGATGAGCGCATTGTCGGTGACTGGTTTGGTGCGGACGGCTGGCGCCGGAGTGGTCTGGCTTGCCCCGTCTCCACCAAGCTCTTGCAGCCGCGCAAGCAACTGCGGGTCCGTCACCACACTGGGCATCACTCCTCCAGTTCGACGAAGTTCCCGTCAGCCAGCTTCATGTACGACTTTCCGCCGTAGCTGATCGGAGTTCCGCCGCTCTGCCGCATCCGCTTGATCGACTCTTCCAAGTCCTTCTCGCGCTTTGCTCGCTCTTTGGCTGCTTCAGGAGCCTCGAACATCTCCTTCTTGGGAATGAGCTTCTGGCGCGCCTGCGTCTCGGCCTTGGCAGCCTCTTGTTCGGCGCGCATGCGCACTTCCTCGCGACGCGCTTCCGACTTGGCCGCCTCCGACTCCTGCTCGTAGGTGCGCTTGCTGGCCTCCAGCTTGTACTTGTCCGGGGTCAGTTGCGCTGCTGACAGGTCTCCTGCCGCCAGCCTGCCGGACGAACCAAGTCTGCCGAGCTGGGTTTGAATCATCTCCATGCGCTGACGGCGCCCGTAGGCCTGCTGCTCGTCCTTTGGCGGGTCTGCCTGCCAGAGCTTGAGGTACTCCTGCGTGAGCTTGGACACCGGACCCGGGCCGCCACGGCCACGGGAACGGTACTTGGCCTGCAGCTCCGCTCGCAATCGCATGGTGTCGTGCTGGTTGGCCAGCTCTCGGTCCTGCATTTCCTTTTGCTGCTCGAACCCGCGCCGTTGCAACTCGCCGCGCTGGGCGAAGTCTGCGCCGCGCTCCGCCGACCGTTGCCAGTCATGCAGCGGCGGCGTTCGGTCCTCGCGGAACTTGGGAATGGACGCGAGTGCTGGCCCAAGGATTTCCGCCGTGGACGGCCGCTCCTCGCGTCGACGCGCCTCGGCTTGCTCCATCGCCCATGCCTGTAGCGGCTTTGCGGTGGCCATGGTCAATCCTCCCAGATTGGAATGCCAGCGTCAGACAGCGCCTTGGCAATCCGGTCGTAGTCGTTGCCCCAACTGTCGTCGAGGGCTTTGGTCAACTTTGCCTTGCACGATCCGTCCGCAGCACAGCTTTTCAGTTCCTCTGCGGACAGCCCTTCGATGTAGGCGGCTGCGCCAGTCTCGTCTTGGACGAACGAGTCCATGAACGAGCCAATCGACGACGCAATCTGGCCGGGGGTCTTCTTGTTCGCGCCGCCCTTCGATGCGCTCTGCAACTTGGCCAGCATGGAGTCTGCGGAAGGCTTCTCGCCAAGCGAACCAAGGAGCTCCGCGGCCATCCGGTCGTAGTCCGCGTCGTCGACGGTCATGCCGAGCTGCGACGCGAGCGACATCAGCCCCATCTTGGTCTGGTTGACGCTCTCCGCGTACTGCATCTCACGCGCGTAGGCATCCTGCTCCGCTTGGTTCTGGAGCTGGCCGCGCTGGGCTTCGTAGGCTGCAAGCTGGTCCAGATTGGCGCGGTCCTGCGCAATCTGACCAAGGTTGCTCCCGCGTCCTGCCGTGGCGTCTCGGATCATCTGAGCGCGAGTGTTGCCGGACATCTGCTGCTGCAGGGCAAGCCGCGTGTTCGCATCCCACTCGCCGCCTTGGTCGTAGAAGTCGCGAATCTTGGCGATGTCCTGCCGTGGGTCAAACGGCTGCGGCTGGGGCGTCGGCTGCATGACCTGACCCGGCTGAGCGGAGTTGGCCTCTTGCGGAGTGACGCCGAAGTTGAGCGGCTGCGTGTCCTGCGCGAGGTACACGGGCTGCTGCTTGGTCTGCACCTGCGGCAACTGCGTTCCGGTGGCTTGAGCGCGGTTCGGCTGGAAGTTGGGGATGCTGAGGTACGACGCCACGCCGGGCGACATGTTCTGCGGAGTGGTCTTGAGTTGCGCCCCCTGCACAGCACCGCCGTTCAGTGTGCCGTTCATGGACGGCGACTGCTTCTGTACTGGCTGAGCGTTCTGTGGCTGACCAACGCCCGCGAACGGCTCCTGCTTGCGCTGGGCAGGCAGAAGCCCGCCGGCCGCCGACATGCTGCCGCTCGACGGCATGCCGGCCTCGGTGGTCTTGGCGTTCGAGATTCCGCGCTTGTTCGGCTGCAGTTCCATGATGCCTCTCTTACGGGCGCAGGTACGACTTGGCGACGAACTGCGCCTGCAACTGCGTGACATTGTACGCGCCGCCAGCGTCAGTGACAGTCGCCTTCCAGCGCACCCAGTCGTCGGCGGCGATGGCCGCGATGGTTGTCGTGGTTCTGGCAAACGCCCCGGCATCTCCGTTGATGTCGTCGGTTCCCGGAACGGTGTTGCCGTTGTTGAACGTCACCGTGGCGACCGTAGTCCAAGCGTCTGCGAACACCGGCCTGCCGCCTGAGCCAGATGGGGTCGCCTTCTGCAACTCGAACACAACCGAGTCTCCAGCGGCCAGACCGCCAGCCGGACCACGGAACATGACGTTGACCGACAGTGGTGTCACGGCCTGCCCGAGCGAGACTTGCTCGTAGCCAAAGATGACGGACGTACCGGGAGCGACAGCAGATGCAACCGTGTCGTCGTAGTTGCTGGTGAACTGCGCTGTGGCATACGGCTGCAGCAGATTGTTGATTGGAATCGTCCGGACGAAGTTGGCGATCGACTGGAAGTTCTGCATGACCACGCTGGCCAGCAGGGCGTCCCCCGGATTGATGAATGCGAGCTTGGGGCCGAGCGCCATGACTACCTCACGTTGATGATGGCTGCGGGTCCGTTCGCCGCCTCGCTCATGTTGTCGATCGCCCGGTAGTCCAGCGAGAACGTGGCCACGTCCCCGTTCCACATCGTACCACAGACGATACCGTAGGTCGCGCCGTCAGCGTAGTAGATGTCGGCACCTGCAGCCGTGCGTGTGCCGCTGAACCTGCAGCCCTGAACGCCGCACCTATTGCCGCTGACGTACACAGCAACGTCGCCGTCCACCGCAAATGAGCAGTCGCGAACCGTGCAGCGGTCTCCCGACACGCTTGCAAACACAGGGAGCGCGCCTCCAAGCGCAGAAAACGTCAGGCCGGACAGAACAGCGTCTGAGGCGGAAACGCGCAGCACAGAGCCATTTTGGAACTCAAGCGTGGCCCCGTGACCTTCAAGTACGATCGACTTGTCGATGTCCAAGCTGCCGCTGACAACGTAGGTGCCGGGTAGAAGCAGAACCCGGTCGCCGTCCGCGACAGCCTTGAGTGCCGAGGCGATGTTGTCTACTGGCGTGAGCACAACCCCGCAGGCCGCGCGCATGATGGCAAGCTGGCCGGCAAACGCGGACAGCGAAAGGTCAACGTCGCGCTGCCCGGTCGGCATCGGAGCTTTGACGTTCAGGACGCCAACGCCTCTGGTTTTGGCGAGCTTGAGCGGCATCTTCACCTACTTGCGCGTTCCGGTGTACTGCTCGACTTCCAACGACATTCCAAGGATTTCAAGGCCGTTTCCGCCGTTGCCGGATTCCTCTGGTGTCTCTGTGTCGAAGCAGCCGGTGTTGCGCGTCCAAAAGACGAGCCTGTACCACTGGCTTGCGCGGCGAGACAGGTTGATGCGCTTGTTGAAGAACGTGTCCGGCAGCCACCTTCTGCTGTACGGCAGGACGGATGGTCCAAGCGGGTCGTCGTACCACAGCCCGATCTGCGGATCTTCGCCGCCGAGCGACTGCCAGAAGTACGTCACGTCGTCGCGAATGTAGGCGTCTGGCCACGGCTGAATACCGACATCGCCGCTGTTGGACGTGGCAATAAACTGCGTCTCTGCCGAGTCTTGGCTGGCATTGAGGATGTCGAAGTGCGCATTCTCAGACAGGATGATCGCGCCGACAGTGTCGGTCTTGGCAGGGTTGCTGTTGCGCATTCCCGGCTGCTGTGCATTGCGGGTTGCGCGGAGCTTGATGTTGAGCCAGACGTTCTGCTTGAAGGCATCCTGCTCCAAGAAGAACGGTGCGGTCTGGAGGTAGGCGTTGAACGTCTGCCTACTCACGTCGCCACCCGTGGAGATGGTCGTGTCGCAGTCGCCAACCATCGCAGCCAGACAGTAGCTGAGCTTTGGGAACGAGAACAGCGACGACGTGTTGCCGTCGTTGATGCACCAGAACCCTTGGCAAAACAAGATGCCGGGCTGGTTCTGCGACACCATGAGCGCGCACATGCCGGTGGTTGCCGATCGGATGGTCTCGGTGTTGTCAGGCTCGTACCAGACATTGGTGCCGTCGGTTTGCATTGCCCAGCCAAACGACGTGGGTTGTCCGCCGTACAGCCACCACGTCTGCCGGGTTGGCGACCAGCACAGGACGACGTTGTTGTACTCAACAGCGTTGGCCGATGCGGTGATGACCACGGCGTAATACTGCCCTCGGGCAACCCACACGGCGGACGCAAGGTTGGCGCAAGAGCGGTCGAAGCGAAACGTGCGCGCCGTGTCCAGCGTGACATTGGTGAACTGGTCTGAGCCGAATCCGGTCGGCCTGCGCTGCCACACCGCCTGCCAGCCCCGATCAAACAAGGCTTGGATCTGGTTGCTGACCATGGCGGGAAGCCCACTGCCGTCCCAACTGTAGATGCCGTCGTCGGCCAGCCAAAGCAGCAGGCCGTCGTCGCTCTGGGCAATCGAGCGATGCGATGCGCATCCAACAAAGGTGGACAGCGGCTTGATGGTGACTTGGCTGGCCTGCGCTGCCGGCCCATCGATGACGAAGCACTCCGTTCCCGACATGACGACAAGCCGGCCAAAGTGAGAGGCGATGCCGGCCACGGGCTGCTGCGTCGACAGGTTGTAGATGCCCTGAATCGAGAAGCACTCCGGCAGTAGTGGGTCGCTGACCATCATCGTGTATGGCGTGAGTGCAAGCGACGTGCCGTCTGGACCAAGGCGGAACCCGCCGACCTTGTTGAAGTCGAGCACGGTCACAATGCCGTCGCCGTTGGTGTCGATCGGCGCGTCGACTCCGATGCGGCTGTCCGCCTTGAACGAGGCGACAATGAGCGACTGCTGGTGTACCGCAACAATCGACGCCCCGACGATCTCGCCAAGAACGTAGGTGTCGGTTCCGACTTGCTGCGGATTGTGGAAGCACGACACAGCCACCGGCGTCATGGAGCGCAACGGGTTCCAGCGCCACAGCCTGCCGCCGTTGCAGAAGAACACATCGTCGTACAGGCGGGCGAACGAGTACGGGTCATCCATCGGCTCGGTGAGCCAGTCTCTCGGATTGGCCGAGAACACAACGCGACCCTGCGTGTCGTACACCGCGAATCCCGGGCGCTTGATGTAGACCAGCCCGACCTGCTGGTAGTAGACGTGGCAGGACAGGATGTAGTCATCGCCACTCGGCCCACTCCACAGAAACGAGCCAAGAGGGTCATGTTTCTCGCGGTAGGCGCGAAAGAAACCAGACGGCTCGTAGGAAAACCCGTCCGGCGACATTGGATCCGCGACCTCGACGTACACGTCTGGCGCGTTGAGCACTTCCCAGCCGTTGCGGACCTTGGCCGTTCCGCCCGACATGTCGAAGTTGATGATGGCGTCGAAGTCGAGCGACTGCTGTTCGCTGACCTGCGAAGTCATGCCCTGAATGCGCGGTGCAACGTTCGCTTGTGCCACGACAACCACCTTACCTGCCGACCTGAACACCCATGATGGACTGCGGGGTCTGCCGCTGCAACGACAGGCCGAGCGTGTTCTTCATGCTGTCCAGCTTGGCGCGGTACAACGCGGGCAGCCCGTCGTCTTGGTCGCCGACAGAAATCTTGGCTTTGATGGCGGCCAGAAGCGGGACAAGCTCGTCGAAGGTCTCGCTGAGCGCAGTGGGGAGTTGCCACTGGACCGCTCCGCCCGGAGCGTACCCTGCACGCAGAAGCGGAAAGTTGTCCACTGTTGGCACAACAACGTTCGGGACGAACCACATCCACAGGTAGAACGCCTGTTGCGGGACTGGATTGAAGCAGATCGCGGTGCCGTTGATGACGCGGTAGGTGTTCGGTGTCGCGTTGTTGACGCCAGCCGTGTACCCGTCTGCATTGACGCTGTGCGTCAGCAGGTCGTTCATGCGGGTCACGGGCGCGATCGGCTTGAAGTCGCATCCGGGAGCGCCGAACCCACCATCGTTCGCGGCGAGTCGCTTGTTGCTGGTGGCCACGCCAAGCACCATGAGTGCTGGACCTTGAGAAACGGTGTTGCTGTAAAGCTGAGCCTGCGCGCTAAAGTCCAGCGTCCACGTTCCGGCAGGTACCAAGAACTGGTTGAACGCCGTGAACAGGTCTGGCGTCTGCGCCACGAGCTGGTGGTAAATCTCGGTGTTCGACAGCTGGATGAGCGTGTTGAGTTGCGCGTCAGTCCAGTGCGCAGCCCGAGGCTCGTTGATGTAGAGGCGGACCAGTGACCGCGCTTCGCCAAGGTTCATGTCGCCCCCCTACGGGTCAAGCCACAGAAACCTGCGCGCCTTTGATCCCGGTTGCCTTGCGGTAGTTGTCTGCCATGCGGGTCGGGTCCAGAGCGTCCACGCCACGGTCAATGGACGCCTTCTTCTCTGCCTCGCGCTGCTGGCGGTCCTTGGCGATCCAGTCCTTGAGCGAGTCCGCGTCGGCCGCCGCCCTGCCCTCGACAAGGCGGGAGTAGACGTTGCAGGCATCGGTCGGGGACTTGCACTCGTCGAACACTTGGGCAAACCCGCTGGACCGGAGCGCAAACAGCAGCATCCGGTTGGTCAGATCGTCGAAGGCAACCTCGAACTCCGGGAAGTCCTCGCGGATCTTCTGGTACCACTCCAGCGGGAAGCCGCGCTCGGTCGCCCGCTTGTAACGGTCGTCCGCCCATAGGCGTTGGCGTGCGTACTCTCTGCTCACGAGAACCCCATCTTGACGATCGAGGCGTCGCTGGTGATCGACGTGTTCACGTCCGAGACGGGCGAGACGTAGACAACCTCGAAGCACAGGTCGAGCGAGTCGTTGTCCGGGTTGTTCACGGTCAGGACCGCGACTGAGTACAGCTCGGAGATGTTCTCGGCAGCAGGCGTGTCAGCGGCAGGAGTGAACTGCTGTCCGGTCGCCGGATTGCCGGATGCTGGAATGGCCTGCCCAGTGAAGATGTGCGTCGTCGAAGCTGTGTCAGGAGACATGAGGTCGAAGTCGAACGTGGCGTTCACGCCGGTATCCGATAGCGGTGTCTTGTAGACGTTCAGCCACAAGATCCGCTTCGGACCGGAGATGATGACAGAGCCGACCGCATTCGTGTCCGCGGACGTGATGCGGAATGTGGCGCGCTCGACGCCAACCCGATGCCCCCACAGCAGTTGTTCCGGCAGAACCGGCTCAGGAATCGGCATGGCTCACACCTCAGATCATCGGCTCGCTGGCGCCAGGCACAGTCGGGATGTAGTCGGTGTAGGCGCCGGCATCGTTGGTCAGCGGCGTGCTGTAGAGCAGCAGAACCTGCATGTCCAAGTTGTCGCTTCCGGGGTTGGTGATGGTCAGCACCAGCGGAGCGGACGTGGAGTCAACAATGTTGTTGTCGCTCATGGCGCTGCCGGCTGCGCCGATGGTTTCCCCGGCCGCCTTGTCGATTTCCAGCGCCGCAGTGAGAGCCGTGGTGCCGTCAGGCGCAAACAACTGCGCCGTGCAGCCGGTGAACGACGACTGGTCGACCTGCGGGACGATGATGACCCCGACGATACGGTACTTCCCGAGGATGGGAAGGTACGCATCTCCGGTCGCTGCGTTGACGACGTGGAACGGAAGCCGGTGGACGCCGACAACTGCGCCGCGCTGGATGCTGTGAGACGCGACAGGCATGGCTGCCTCCTTGGTTCCTTGCGCCTTACAGCGTCGGGTCGGTGATGGTGCAGCCGAAGTAGACGCCGTGGGTGTTCAGCAGGTCGAAGCCGAACTGGCTGCGCTCGACGTACACCGCCTCGAAGGCATCTTCGCCGGGGATCTGCCGCAGGTGGTTGCCGGCAACGGCACCCTGCGATTCCCACTGCGGCTTGCTGAGGTACATCCAGCGCAGCGACTCGCTGTCGAGGAAGTACGCCATGCCGTATGGCATTTCGGGCTCGCAGATGAGGTCGACCTTCGATTCCGAGGCGAACTCGATCGAGGTGAAGCCGCCAGCCAACTTCCACGGAGCCTGACGCACATCCGCCTTCGTCACCTCCATGTAGAGGTTGCGCAGCGTCTCGTCCATGATGGCGATCTTGGGCGTGCGCTGGCCGGCCGAACGGATGCTGGCGAGCAGCTTGTGCCAGTCAGCCTCAACGAACGTGCCGCTCGACTGGACCTTGGCAGTGCCGTAGGCGCGGATGTTGTTGGGCGTGACGGTGACGTTCTGGAACTTGAGCGGCTGGCCGCCCGAGTCGGCTGCCTGATTGAGCAGGATGCCGAGGCCCGAGAGTGCCTTGCCGTAGTTGTTGATGCTGGCAGAAGCGCCGCTGCACGGAACCAACCAGTCGTTGTTGGCCGGGTTGCCGGTCGACGAGATGATGGTGACGGTCAGGGTCGAGGTCGACGCATCGATGGCGTCCACGCGGAAGTAGCCGTCCGGGGTGAAGGTCGTACCCGAGACGCTGCCGTAGGCGAGGAAGTCGTTGACGCGGAAGTTCTTGCTGTACCACGTCGAGCCGAGCTGCGAGTTCTCGTAGCCGAGCGGGCGGTCGACGGCCATGGTCCACACAGCGCCAGAGACGTTGGTGGGAGCGCCGTTGATCTGGCCGAGCACGCCGTTGACGCTGGGGTCGGTCGGAGTGCCGCCGTTGGCCAGCTCGCGAACGGGCATGCCGATCATCTGTTGGTTGATGGTGCGAGCACGGTTCTCGACGAGGTTCTGGAGCAGCAGCGCCAGTTCCGACTCGATGGCCGCTTCGCCGCGACCGCCCTTGTGGATCAGGTCGCCCGAGACGCGCAGAACCGAGGCGAGGCGCGTGGTGTACGCCTCGGCCTGCGGCATGATCGGCTTGACGCCTTGGGGCAGGGTGCCGCCTTCTGCGTAGTTGGTGGTGGTACCACCAGCCCGACCGATCAAGATCGGCCAGAGGAACTTCAGGCCGTCGCTCTTGGTCTGCTTGGCCTTGACCGCGTTGAGCGTGACCGAAGCCTCCTTGATGGCCTCGTACAGGTCGCCGTACTTGATCTTGAGCAGGCTGTTGAAGGCGTCTGCGCCGGTCGTCACAATCGTCGCCATTGGAACCTCTGCAAGCGGACTTGGCCGCGCGGGAGAACTTGGTCGTTACGCGCCCTTGCGCTGGAAGTACGGGATGAACTCGGCTTGGGCGCTGGCCTGCTGCTGTTGCGGCTTGGCCTGCGTGGTCTGCGTGGTGGCGGGCGTCGTGCGCTTGGGAGCCACCTTGAGGTTGGCGAACATCGCCATCTGCGGCTTGATGCGGTTGAATGCAGTGGCGTAGGCATCTTTGTGGTACGGAACGCCGTAGTGCTGCTCAGACAGCGACCGCCACTCGGAGTCGAAGTTGACGGCGATGTTGTTCTTGGCCTGCGTCACGAGCGCGCTGGCCGGGTAGCCAGCAAACAGGAGGTCGGCGGCCTTGGTCACGTTCTCGTCTCGCCACGCGGTCATGCGGGCGACGTAGGCCTTCTGTTCCGAAGTCTGACGCTCTTGCTCGCGCTTCTGCTCGCCGCTGGTCAGCTGGCCTTCCAGCTTGTCCAGCCGCTCTTGCAGGAGCTGGTTCTTGAGTTCGAGCTGCTTGGTGAAGTAGTCCGGGTCGTTCGGGTCGAGCTGCGAGAACGGGTCAACTGGCGCGGCCTGCGGGGCAAGGCGCTCCACCAGCGAGGCGATGAGCTGCTGGGTGTTGGCATTCTGCTGCTGGAGCATGGCGGCGAAGCGCTGCTCTTGCTGAATAGCGAACTGCTGGAACTGCTGGAACTGGCTCTGCGGCTGTTCCTTCGACTGCACCACTTCGGGCGCTTCGGACTCAGTTGGCTGGCCTTCTTCCAGCTGCTCGCTGGCCGCGTCGATCTCGTCACCGCCATCGAACTCGCTCTGCGACAGCGACAGGATGTCGTAGGCGTCGGGAGATTCGATGTCGGCGCCGGATGCGGCTTGCGGAGCGGAGATGTCTGCCATGCTTCACCCTACCCTGCGGCGCGACCGTTGATGATTGCCAGCGCCTCGTTGTCTTTGGCTGAAACCGGAGCGTCCATCGGCACAACCGAATTGCTCGGGAAGTCGCCTCCGACATTGTTCGCGGCAGCCGAACTGTTTGTCAAGTCACTACCTGATTGTTCCGCAGAAGAAACATTCTGCATACCGAGCGCCTGTTGCATGAAGAAGCGGTGCTGGTTCATGTGGTCGGAGATGCGCTGCTGCGCCTCCGGGTCGTTGTAGGCCTTTTGCTGCTTGATCTCCCCCATGTGCTGCTCGAGGTGGGCGGCGTGGTCTTCCCACTCTTGAACCTGAATCTCTTGGATGTAGAGCAGCCGGTTCTCGTTGCGGGCGCGCTCGACATCGAGGTTCTTTGCGCCGGTGGCTTCGTCTATGTCACCGAACTCAAGCAGTTTGAGCGCCTTCTCTCGGTCGAGCAGGCCACCTTGGTACAGGGCGAGGATTTCCTCGCGGCGCGCCTGCCGGTTGAGCGGGAGCGTGCTGTCGATGGACATCTCGACATCGCGGTAGGCAATCTGGCGAGCGTCGAACTCTTCGATGTCGCCCATGGCGTTCGGGTCGCCGACCGCGTACTTGAGCGGGAACTCCGCGTTGTCGCGCCACAGGTTGAGCATCTTCATGGCGCAGCGCTTGAGGAAGGCGTGCAGGCACTGGAGCGTGATGCCGAGCTTGGTGTTGTCTTCTTCGGCGGCGTACAGACGATCCTTGCCGCTGGTTGCAGCGGACTGGTCGCCAAGCGCCGACATACCGATGCCGGTGATGAGGCTCATCGAGTCGGAGAGCAGGGCGTTGAACGAGAAGATTTGCTGTGACACAGGTTGCTGGTCGACGAACTTGGGCGCGGCGGCGTTGCCGTTGTAACCGACCACCTCGCCGGCCCGGCCGGTTGGTGTGTCCATCTGGGCTTCGCGCGGTGCGAGCCAGAGGCCGTAGACGTTGCGATTGCGTCCTTCGCAGATGAGCGTGACGTTGGCATTGAACTGCCGCTGCGGCTGGCGAGCAAACGACATCGGTGTGGTGCCGTAGAAGTTGTCCGGGTCCGGCTGGAACTCGACGTACTCGAACGGCAGGACGCCGCCGCGCAGCTCTTCCTTCTTCACGAGTTGCTGCGAGATGACGACCCAGTGAAAGCCCTCGGGGTACTGCTCGCACGGCAGGTGCCACATCTCGCGCACGGCGGCCAGATTTCCGTCCTGCAGGCGCTGCGGGTTCATCCAGTAGTCGGGCGAGACGACAGCCGTGTTGCCGGATGGCCAGTCTGGCGTTGCCTCGATTCCGTACAGGTCTTTGATTTCCTTGATGGAAAGTGGGTATACGCGCCCGCACCACTGCGCGTCCTGCCAGCGGTTCGCGCCGGGGTCAACGCGCATCTCGAAGTTGGAGACGAAGCGCACGACAACATCGCCGGTCTTGACGGACTTGGGCTCTTCGGCTTCGTCCTCTTCCATTCCCTCTGACGCTTCTGGAGCAACGGTCACTTCCTCGCCAGCGTTCTCGTCCCAGTCGATGTACCACCACCCACCGCCGCAATCCGTCATGTCGGTCACGAGGTAGATGTACTCCTGCTGCAACTGCTTGGCCCGCCAGAAGTACCGGATGAGGTGTTCGCAGGCTCGGGCGCTCGCCCGGTCGTCGCTGCTCGAGGTGGCAGGCGTGACAACCGGGATGGGCTGTTGGGCGATGAGCTTGGAGACGATGGTGCGCGCGTGCGATTGGTAGACGTTGAGCGTCACCAGTTTGCTGCGGCCAGCATCGTCCGCTGTGCGCCGCATGCGTCCTGCCGATCCGTTGTCCGGCTCAAGCCACTGCTCGCCGCCCTTGTAGAGCTTGTTGGCCAGCCAGTCGTAGGAGATGAGCGCGATGCCAGTCTCGCACCGCTGGAACGCCTCGCGCAGTACGGTGACAGGCTCTTTCGAGTCGTCGCCGTAGGACAGGCTGTAGCCGTCTCCATTGTCCCTGAACTTGGCCATGCTCAGAACATCCGCTTGGCCGCGATGGGCAGCCCCTTGTAGCGCCACGCCTGCTCCTCAAGAGCGGCTGCGTCGTCGTTCGGCTCTCGGGTGTAGGTGGCTGCCGGCATCGGGGTTGGCGACAGCGCGCGGGTCACGTCGGTTCCAGACTTGGCCTCGCCGACCTGTGGCGTCCCATACTGCTTCTGGCCGGCCATGTACGAGCCGATGCCTTGCGCGGCCAGAGCGCTCCCGCTGGCGACGCGCTGCTCCATGTCTGGTCCGCCTTGGGTCAGTCCTGCGATGGACTGGCCGAGGCCGCTGCCGGCTTGGTATCCAGCCATCGCGCCCTGCGGGCTGCCAGACGTGGCGGCAGCACCTGCAGCTGCGCCGAGGATGCCGCCCGCAAGAGGGGCAATCGCGTTCACCATGTCGCGCGAGGCGTTGCGCGGCGGGGGACGGTACGCTCGAAACATGGCTCTCCTTTACCCAACCCGCTGTTGCAGGCGGATGGTCTCGTCGGGCGAGAACTGGGGCGCTGTGGTGCCGGAACCGGGCGCACGGAAGTAGCCCATGAGCGGCGCAGATGCGCGCTGCATCCAGCGCTGGAACATGGTCGGGTCGCCTGCCTGAGCGGCGATCTTGGCGTACTGCGCACGGTCCTGCGGGTCTGCAAGATCGAGCACAACGTCGTTGCCGGCCGCGTTGACGATGTGGACCGTGTTGTTGCGGTAGTCCATGAGCGGGACGTACTGGTCGCGCGAGCCCTGCATGGCCGCCTGCTGGGCTGCCTCGCGGGCCTGTTCGCGCAGAACCATGAAGTCCCGAGCGTAGGCATCGCCGCTGTCCGCCGCCTGCATGAGGTCGACCCAGTAGGACGGCGCGTTGCTATTGCGACTCTGTTGCATCTGCGACTGTCCGCCCTGCATCGGCATGGGCGACGCAGAGACTCCGCGTTGCATCTCCTGCTGCGCTTTGCGCGCACGGTCCTGCTCAGACACCGGCATGCCGCGCCGCTTGTCACGGCCAGACGCACGGATGGGCTCCGCAAGCGTCGGGTCCACCGCTGGAACTTGGCCCACGGCGGGCGACATCGATGCCAGCGACTTGGGGATGTCCGCAGCCGCGTTCATGTAGTCCATGAACTGGGGGCCGCCCTGCGGCTGGGGAGTCGGAGATTGGCCGCCTCCCATTCCGCCGGCCAGCGCAGCCACTCCGGTTGCGATGCCCGCTCCGGCAGCAGCCTTCTTGGCGAATCCGGGGATGCTCGGGCCGTAGTTGATGTTGGCGAACTGGTCACCAAACGAGGCAGGAATCTCCCCGAACGGGCGCGCGCCGTAGCCGCTGGCGTTTGGAGCAGGCGTGGGCGCGGGACGGGGCATGCCGCGCAGATGTTTGGCCCCTTGCACAGCTCCGAGCATGGACCCTCCCGGCATGCCGCCACCGACCATGCCCTCCATGATCATGCGCTGCAGCTCGTTCTGGTCGCTCGTCTGGTCAGGCAGAAACGGCAGAACAGACGGGTACAGCGGCTCGCCGCGATTGTTGTAGCCGGTGATGCGTGGCTCTTTGGGGCGGAACGACTTGAGGATGATGTCAGCCGAGCTGTTGGCCGACTTGCCAATCTGCCGCGCCATGTCCGCCATGGAAAAGCCGCTGCGCTGGGCATCGCGGAGCATCGCCAGTTCGTCGTTCTTGGGGACAGGCATGACCACCTCTCAGACGCCAGACGAGAACATCGCCTCTGCTTCGCGCTTGGCTACACGCGCATCGAACTCGCGCTGCTCAACGCTCTCTTGCGCGCCGGCAACCCCGAGCGCAACCGACACGGCAGGCGGGGCGAACGAGGCGAGCACCGCCTCCAACCGTTCGGTCTTGTCGAAGAGCTGCTGCCGAAGCGAGTCGTTCTCGTCGCGCAGGCCGTCTCGCTCGCTCAAGAGCGAGAACAGCTTGCCACAGCAAAACGCTGCGATGACCGAGACGACAAAGAGTGCTTGCGCTTCCGACACACCCGCCCCACAAGGCCTATTGGCCACGCACACGCAACAATCCTTGCGCAAAGCCTGTGACTTTGCAAGCAACGGAACAGTGCACTACAGGAGGTCCAAGAACGAAGGTGCCCCAGCGTACTGCCGAGGCGCGGGTTGCCGCTGCGGCCCGTCGTGGTCTTTGGCCGCAATCGCGTAGTCCGGCTCCGCAGGCTTGGGAGACAGGAAGTCCGCAGGCCCGTACGCGCCCTCCACAGCAGGAGCCCCCATGTCTGGCGAGTTCTCGAACCCGTAGCACATGATGGCCAGCATCATCGCCCCGTCGTCGTGCGCCCCGCGAACAGCTTTGGCAGTCGTGCAGCCAGCGTCGCTCCAGCAAAACGACGACAGGTCGACGTAGACGGGCGCCCATCCGCACACAAGCTCTTTGCTGCGGACCTTCTTCTTGAGCGCTGCAATCATGGACGGCTTGGTCGACGCCGTGGTCTGAATGCCGAGCTTGTCGTCCACCCCGCCCGTGACGCTGTTGACCTTGCGGCGTACCCAGATGTTCTTGATGCCAATCCGCCGTGCGTCGAGGATGAACGCCACACCCGGCCCGTTGGCCTCTGGAATCACAAGCGGCTCTCCGTACAGCGCGCATATGAGCTTGGCGCGCTCCGCAGCCTCCGCTGTGTCGCAGTGCGCGTACATGCCGGCAACAATCTTGAGCGTGTTGCCAACGCGCCTACCCACGCCAAAGCAGGTGTAGTCGCCGTCCACAGAGCCCTGCGCGATGTCCGCCGCGAAGATGTACTTCGCCCCTTCCACCGGCTCTTCCAGCATCTCGAACCAGCCGCCCGGCATCTCCAAGAACCGGCCGTCAGCGTCAAAAACCCCCCGCCGCCACAGGTCGCGCTGCTCCGTCACCACGTCCGCCATGTCGCGCAACTGTTCCCCAGACAGAACAGTGCTGCCAGAGGTCAGAAAGCACGTCTCGTCGTCGTCTGGGTACTCGGTCGCCATCGTCGCCGGAACAAGGTGCGCCTTGTCGCGGAACGTCCGGCACCACCACACGTACTGCTGCGGGGACAGACCGAATCGGCCAACCCGATTGTCCTTGTCTGGCACAAGACCGAACTCGCGCTCCATCGTTGCGCACACCCGCGTCGACAACCCACCGGCCAAGTAGTTCCGAACCGCCTCCGCTTCCCCGTCCGTCAGCGAGACAGTGTACGTCTCCAGCTCGTGCCACGGCACAAACATCGGCGCGTAGCCAATCTTGCCCTGCTTGGCCGCCGTGTAGAGCTGGTGGAACTGGTCGCCTCTGCCCCGAGGCGTCGACTCGATGCAAATCCCGTTGCCGCGCACCAAGTCCACTGCCGCCGTCACCGTGCCCATCGTCTTGTGTACGTCGTACCAGTACGGAATCTCCGTCAGGTGCGCGAAGTTGTACGTCGCCGACCGAATCTTCTCCGAGTTCTGCTTCGTGCCCGCCGCGTAGAAGTCGATGCGCGACCCGTTCGACAGCCGAATCCCGTCCGCGTTGTCCGCCACAACCCGCAGGCCAAACACCCGGCACCCGGTCGACAAGATGAGCTGGTACTTGTCACGGAACTCCGGCAAGAACTGCTTGTCGTGGATGACCAAGCACACGCCGTAGCCTTCCGTCGTGAGCATCTTCCACGACGCCAAGGCCGTCAGCAGCGTCGAACAGCCCCACTGCCGAGCTTTCGCCACGACAGCCATCATCGGCTTGCCTTCCAAGTGCTGGCCAATCAGCGTCAACGCCAGCCGCTGCTGCGCCTTGTTCCACCGCAGTAGCTGCAGCTTCCCTCCGCCCTTGGGCTTGATGACCGCGACGTTGCGGCAGAAGAACTGGAAGTTGCGCGTCGCTCTCGACCGGAACTCCTCTCGCCCCTCAGCCGTCGAGGTGTCCACCACGGAAGCGCCGCGCATGTTCCGCTCTGCCCTGCTCGCGTACTCCGGTGCAACAAGCGGGTTCTGCATGTTCGACGACAGCCCCGCACCCAGAGCCGCATCCCGCTCCGCCTGACGCTGCACAGACACCGCCTTCGAGCCAGCAACCGACCGCCGCCGCTTGGCTGGCTTGTGCCCCAACTGCTTGACAGGCAGCTTTCTCTTTCCACCGTCCGGCATCCGCTCGCTCATGCGACATCCGGGAAGTCGGCAAGCAGCTCCTCGGTCGGACCCTTGCGAGAGCCGCCCTTGCCAGACGCCGCCGCCTTGTCGCCACGGTCCAATGCCGCCGCAATCGAGACGCGGATCTTGAACCACTCGCGAGCGTCAGAACCGTCGGACTCGCAAGAGCCAAGCCCCGCCTTCTCGCGGTACCTCTCCGTCGCTTCGTCGTACAAGGCTGACAGTCGGCTGCGCTCTGACATTGGGCTCCAAAAAAATGTGAGGTGGAGGGTGGGAGTCATTATGAACGAGCTTCCCCGAGAACCATCCCCCCTTATACCCGGGTAGGGCAGCGCCAAGTCGAGCGGCCCACACCAACGGTAGCAGCCCGAGCCGAGCCGGTCCAGCCACTCCAAGCAGGACCGCAGCGGCGGAGGGGACTTGCGCGAGCGTGCCCCCTGTTCTGGCTGGATTGTTCTGCTGGACAGCACGATGCGGCTCGACTGTTCTGCCCGAGCGAACGAAGCTGGCTATGCAGACGGCCAAACTCCATAGCTGCAGCCTATAATCGACAGCAAGCCGTCGCGCTTGGCCTGTGCCGAGTTTCTGCCTACGAGCCATACCCAAGGCGGGCCGAGGTCGTTTTCGGCGGTTCTGGGCCGGTTTCTGTGCGTCGGGTTTTTGCAGCTGGGCGGCAAAACTGGCTGGAAGGCTGGTTTCGCGCGGTATGGAGGGAGCCGGGCACGGTTCTGCGCGGGCGCACCGGAGCGGACGGAGCGGCCGGAGCGGAGGACGTGCCGTGCCATGGCGCCGCAGCTCCGGCGCCGCCGTTCGGTCAGGGCGTGGTGTCTGGCGTGCGCTTGCAGCTTCCGGTCGGGTTGCGTCCGTCAGAGGTGCGGCGGTGTCGGTGTTGCGCACCTCTGGCTTGCCGGCTGGCATGAACCGGAGCTGGGAAATCGGCGCTGGCGCATGGCCTATCGGAGCAGGAGCCGGAGCTATCCCATCTGCTAACACAGGGCTAACAAGCTGGAGTTGTTCTGGTTTCAGTAAGGCTATCCTACCATGGCAGACCGTCCGGTTAGCCCCGGACCCCTATCGGTCTACCGGGTAGACCTGCACCCCTCGCGTCGCGCTTGCCTACGGTTCTCGCTTGCTCGACCCTCTAGCACATTCAGGGCGTTATGTACAGATGGCGCGGCGCAAGTGCCTGCAAGTGCTTGGGTGTCTGTCTGGCTTGTCTGGGAGGTTTGGCTAGGCAATCTGCGTAAGCCACTGTTCTTGCTGGCCGTTCACCTTCAATTGCCCCCTGACCCCCTTGGTACACACAGCCTACTAGCAGATGCAACTGTGTTGCAAGTGCAACTGTTCTGTTTTGGAGAACGACGGTCAGTTTTACAGAACTTATTCCTGAAACGGAACCTGCGTGACAAACGTGCAACACGCGCTGTCGTGCTGCGATTGTTGTTGACGCGCTCCGTCTGTCGCTGTACAGTGACA